AATTAATACTAACGGCACAAAAGTCATTGACAACCTAGAAGAACTGCTTAAAAAGAAAATAAAAGTGATCATAACACTGAGCTTTGACGGAACTGGACAAGTAAATGAATATGCCCGTTATCCCATCAGTTGGAAAAAATGGGACAGTGTAGTAAGAGAGTATAAACACTTAGCAGACCAATACAGTAATTTAGAATTAGGTTTCTGGAGCACCTTAAATGTTTTTACTATCAATGATCTAGAAAACATGTTGCGATATGCAGATGACACAGGCATAGGATTTAGCTATGGTGTCTTAGAATATCCAGAACAGATGAGCATACGCTACGAAAATGAATTTACCAAACGGGCAAGAGAGAATTTTGAGAAATCGGACATATTGTTGCTCAAACAACTTGCAAGTTTGGTAGCATCACAGTATAATAACACTAACGAATTGGTAGACTTCGTAACGAGACAAGATGAACTACGCAACATAAGTTACCGAGACTACTTTGACATAGAACTAGGAGAAAAACATGGCCAAACCATTTGACGTAAGCAAATTTAGAAAGAGCATTACTAAAAGTATTGCTGGACTATCGATAGGATTTAATGATCCAACAGACTGGGTATCAACAGGCAACTATGCCTTGAACTATTTGATATCAGGAGACTTTAACAAAGGCATTCCACTAGGTAAGGTAACTGTTTTTGCAGGAGAATCTGGTGCAGGTAAATCATATATCTGTTCTGGTAACATCGTTAAACACGCACAGGAACAAGGGGTGTTTGTTGTATTGATTGACTCAGAAAACGCACTAGATGAAGCTTGGTTACATGCACTAGGCGTAGATACTTCAGAAGAAAAATTGCTCAAACTCAACATGGCCATGATTGATGATGTAGCAAAGACTGTTAATGATTTTATGTCTGAATATAAAACAATGCCAGAAGATGATCGTCCTAAGGTTCTATTCGTCATTGACTCACTTGGTATGTTGCTAACTCCTACAGATGTTGACCAGTTCCAAAAAGGCGACATGAAAGGCGACATGGGTCGTAAGCCTAAGGCACTAACAGCACTTGTCCGTAACTGTGTTAACATGTTTGGCTCTGCTAACGTTGGGCTTGTAGCAACTAACCACACTTACGCATCACAAGATATGTTTGATCCAGATGATAAGATATCAGGTGGTCAAGGCTTTATCTATGCGTCATCAATTGTTGTTGCTATGAAGAAAATGAAATTGAAAGAGGACGAAGATGGTAACAAGATATCAGAAGTTAAAGGTATTAGAGCAGGTTGTAAGATCATGAAGACTAGATATGCCAAACCATTTGAGTCAGTGCAGGTCAAGATTCCTTATGAGACAGGCATGAATCCATATTCAGGACTTGTTGATCTAGCAGAGAAAGCTGGCTTGTTAGAAAAAGATGGCAACAGACTACGCTATGGCAAGGCAGATGACAAGGATGCAATCAAGATGTTCCGTAAAGCATGGGAGTCAAATGAGGATGGTTGCCTGGACAAACTAATGGTAGCATACGCCAATCAAAATAACAAAGAAGAGATAAGTAAATCTGACATAGAGGCTATGGAAGATATCGCAGTTGAAGCAGAGATGACAGCAACTGATGATACCATAGAAACACAAGCAACAGAGGAACAAGAATAAAATGTCAGAACTTAATACTGCATTTGAGGTGTGGTCTACCTTAAAGGACCAAGTAAAGTATCCAAGTGATGCCGCGGAAGATGTGGTTAATTGCCTAATAGATAATCTAGGATACAGCAGTGAAGAGATCAAGGAAAGTGATTTCATAACAGACCCAGACATCAAACATGTATTAGCTGATCTTGACTTGATAGAAGAGTCAGATGAGGATGAAGGACTTGACGAATGGGGTGATGAATTAGATGATGATGGCGAGGAAGATGAGGACGACTATTAATGTGGTATAACAAAGTAGTTGACAATATCGCAAACTTGCCTGATTGCATCATGCACTTTCGTAATGAGTTAGAAGCGGCCAAAAAAGAAGTTTCAGTATATGGATATGTTGAAAAGAACTTGGCTGATCTTCCAGGACTAACAGAACACAGGTTTAACCAATTACAAGAAATTGAAGCAGTGCTTAACTTCCTTAACATTCAATTACGTAAGATTAGACGTAAACACTTTCAAAAGTATTTAGAAGCATATCAACGTGCATTAACAAGTCGTGATGCAGAAAAGTATGTTGATGGTGAAGACGAAGTTATTGAATATGAAACACTGATCAATGACGTTGCTTTATTAAGAAATCAATGGTTAGGCATACTGAAAGCATTTGAAAGTAAAAACTTTATGCTAGGACACATTGTTAGACTACGTGCCGCAGGCATGGAAGACATACAACTATAATGCCGTTTCCATCAGCACAAGATAGCCACGAACACTCGGCTTTAGTTCTGAACACACTCTACGAGTTTGATGACTTTATGGAAAGCATACAAACAGTAGCAGACATGGGAGGCGGTGCAGGTCTAGACAGTCTATGGTGGTCAACTAGAACTGTTAGAGAAGACAGACCAAAGCCCGAATCTCTCAATATTAAATCAACTATCGTTGATATTAAAGATACTGTTGATATTGAACACGAAAATGTTAAGTTTCATCAGGCAGACTTTGAAGACACAGGATTAAAGTCAGAACAATTTGATGTTATATGGAGCCACGATAGTTTTCAATATGCACTGAATCCTGTTAAAACATTATCACATTGGTGGGAACTAGCAAATCCAAATGCCATGCTAGTAATACAGGTTCCACAGACAACAAACATCAAACATAATCGACAAGATTTTACACAGGATAATTTTACATACAATCATTACACTTTGGTAAACTTAATTCATATGTTGGCAGTGTCTGGATGGGACTGCAAAGACGGATACTTTTATAAAAAGGTCAATGATCCCTGGATAAGATTAGCAGTGTATAAAAGTAATGTCAACCCAATGGATCCAAAAACTACAACCTGGTATGAATTGATAGACAAAGGTCTACTACCTGAATCAGCAGAACGATCAATAAACAAATGGGGTCATCTACGCCAACAAGATTTAGAACTTAGTTGGTTAGGCGGACACCTTGAGGCATTTTTCAATCACTGATTAACTACGTAGATAAATATTGGTATGGCCAAAATAGACACTATACCAGTATTCATTGGGTATGACCCTCGCGAAGCAATAGCGTTCCATACCTGTGTTAATTCAATTATTAGACACGCTACACAACCTGTAAGCATACATCCTCTGGCACTTAACTTGTTGTCAGGTTACAAAGAAACTCATACAGACGGATCAAATCATTTCATATATTCTAGATTCCTTGTGCCATATATGGCAGGATTTCACGGACGTGCTATATTCATTGATGGAGATATGATAGTCAAGGACGACATAGCCAAGCTCTGGAACTATGCTAGTGAACTTCCGGCATTTGATGTCGCTGTGGTCAAGCACGATTATAAAACTAAGATGACCACAAAATATTTGGGTGCCAAAAATGAGGACTACCCACGCAAGAACTGGTCTAGCGTAATGTTGTTCAACTGTATGACTATGCCCTGTAGGAAATTAACACCCGAATACATACAAGAAGCAACAGGTTCACACTTACATAGATTTGAATGGACTAGGGACGAGCGTGTGGCAGAAATTCCCAAAGAATGGAACTGGTTAGCAGAAGAATATGATGACAATCCAGATGCTAAACTTGTCCACTATACACTAGGCACACCCTGTTTCCACGAGTTTGCTGACACTGGTATGGCCAATGATTGGCATCAGGAGAGACTTTTCACTGAATATTGCCAACAACGAATTGACCTACTAGATGACGACAAGCACTAACATACTCTGCATAGAACGTAAGTTTCGAGATGCTCCTGCCAAAGACAACATGGGAAGTTTCATCAACAACTTTGCCAAAGGCTGTAACGGTCAAATAACCAGTTGGCAAGAAGCAAAAAGTAAACCCAATGACTTTGTGTTATGGGGTGCTGGTATGATCCGTGCTGTCAAACACGCAGAACAACAGGGCAACAATTACTACTACATTGACAATGGTTACTTTGGAAACTATCCCAACAAGAGATTCTTCCGCATAATAAGGAACGCAACACACGACACGAGACCTATAATAGATCGTCCAGATGACAGGCTACGTGTTGCTAACATACAAACAAAACCCTTTAGCAAGGGCTCTAGGATCATTGTAGCACCGCCTAGTCCAAAGAGTTTTACACTTTGGGACATTGACCA